GTTATTTTAAGAAGTTGACTCTTGACCGTTTTCTCAAGAAACACGCCTCACGAACCTTTCACACTACCGCAGATGCTTTAAGGATGTTGAGTTGTAAAAGAATGGATTATAAAGAGGGTGAAAAAAATGTATGGTATGTTGATATGCCTGAGTTTGTAAATCATCAAGTAATTAAGAAAAACCTAAAGAAAAACGAAATAAGCGAAATGGATGAGGAGTATCATGATAAATTCAGGGATCCAAAAACAAAAGAACCTACACAAAAAGACGATTAAAATATTTGGTCCTCCAGGTACAGGAAAAACATATACTTTAATAGAAAGAGTCTTAAAAGGTTATCTTAATAAAGGGGTACACCCTAAAGACATTGCTTTTATCTCATTTACAAATAAAGCCGTGAACACAGCTAGAGATAGAGCTTTAGCTAATTTTACTAAATACACAGAAGATGATTTCGAAAGATTTAAAACGTTGCATAAATATTGTAGGAGATATTTTGAAGAAGAAGTTTTTGACCCTAAAGATTGTATGTTGGACTATGCTTTACAAGCTAAAATAATTAAAACATCTGATAAAAGACTAACGGATGATGGTTTTACTTATAAAGATTGGTCTTTAGGAATTTATGATAAGGCTAGAAATATGATGCAAGATCCACGTTTAATTTACAAAAAGGAATCTTATAAAAAAGATAACCTTGATATTTTTTTAAGAAAAATAGACACTTATGAGCACTATAAAAAAGATTCTTTTATTGATTTTACTGATATGATAGAAAGAGCCATTGATGAGGTTGAGTTTCCCCCACTTGAAGTCTTAATTCTTGATGAAGCTCAAGATTTTACTCCACTGCAATGGTCTGTTATTTATAAAATGACAGATAAGGTTAAAAGGGTTTATCTAGCTGGTGATGATGACCAAGGTATTTATAAATGGAATGGTGCAGACCCAAAATATTTTACGACTTACTTTCCTGGAAGACAAGTTATACTTAGAAAAACTAGGCGTTTTGGGAAGTCTATACACCACTTTTCACAAATAATTAGAAGAGGTATATTAGATAGTGTAGAAAAAGATTATAACCATTTAGACAAAAATGGTTTTGTAAAAAGGTATCTAAATTTTAATGAGGTTCCTTTTGGTAAACTGACGGGAACTTGGTATATTCTTGGTAGAGTGCGTTCAACTGTTAATGAATTAAGAATGTGCGCTAAGGATGCGGGACTGTATTATTCAGATAATCGTAATAATAAATCCTTTGATCAAAAGCAATGGGATGCTATAAAATCTTGGACTAGAATAACAAAAAATAAAAAAATCACTAGGGATCAAGCAGAAAATATGTATAAATACATAAGAGAATTAGTTGATATGGATTTTAGAACCCCTAAATTTTGGCAAAATATTTCAGAAACTCAGTTTTTTAATTTTAAGGATTTAAAAGAATGGGCTGGTTTAGCTCTTGATGATGATCAAGAAAAACAACCTTGGTGGAAGATATTAAAAAGAAATTTCCAACCTAAACAGATAATTTATTTTATAAGATTGCTAAAAAGATATGGTCAACAAACTCTTAATCAAGACCCTCAAATTATAATTGATACAATTCATTCTGTTAAAGGCGGTGAGGCAAACAACGTTCTTATATATTCTAAAACAAATTGGCCTGCTTCTTTTACTAAGAAGAACAAAGACGAGAAGTCAGATGAAAAAAGAGTTTATTATACAGGGGTTACTAGAGCAAAAGATTCTTTACATATTCTTTCAACTGATTATAAATATAATTACCCTATAGGTTCAGACTATTTGGTATATCTACAGGAGAGCAAATGAGTCCTTATTTTGAAGATTTAAAACTACACCCTTATCACGATGGTGCCGTATATAATAAAATATGGGATCCAGAAACGAAATGGGTTGAATATTTTAATTTTACTGCTTGCTTAATTGATAATGATATTATGATGAAAGATCATTTTTATAAGTGGTTATATGAAAGACATCCCTTTAAAACCGGAGTTTTAAAAATGGAACATAAGACAATGTACAATTGGCATGCAGATTCTACAAGAGGTGTATGTATTAATAGTATAATCCAAACACCCAATACTTCTTTTACTTTCTTTAGAGGGGCAAAAGAGGTTAATCACGGTTTAATTGAATTACAGTATTATCCAGGCGCTAGGTTTTTATTTAACAATCAAAAAGAACATATGGTTTTGAATTATGATGGTGATAGGTATGTTTTGACCACTGAATTCTTAGAAGATAAAGATGAATTGACTTACATAGATTTACTAAAAGAGATTGAAAATGACTATTACAAAAAATAAAGAATCTGATTTATGGAATAAAGGTGGTCAATATTATAGAAATTTTAAAATACAACCTTCTCAGTTTATTAATGAAAATAAAATTCTTTTTGCTGAAGGTAATGTAATAAAATATATATGTAGGCATCAAGGTAAAGGGGGTAAACAGGATTTAGAAAAAGCTAAACATTATATAGAAATGATAATAGATAGAGATTATGGCGCTTAGTGTATTGGATCTATTTTCTGGTATTGGTGGTTTTAGTTATGCCTTTGAATCTACTGGTCATTTTGAAACAGTTGCTTTTTGTGAAAATAATAAGTTTTGTCAAAAAGTTTTGAAAAAAAACTTTCCAAATGTTAAAATATATGAAGATGTAAGGAGTATAAATGGAAAAGAAATTAAAGCAGATGTCGTTGCTGGAGGATTCCCTTGTCAAAGTTTCTCCGTTGCAGGAAAAAGAAGAGGCACAGGAGATGATCGCTATCTCTGGCCAGAAATGTTTCGAGTTATTACCGAAGTCAAACCAAGCTGGGTGGTTTGGGAGAATGTGCAAGGAATTATTAACATCGAAAACGGCTTGGTACTCCGACAGGTGCAAGATGACTTGGAAAAAGAAGGTTTCCAAAGCAGATGTTTTGTTATTCCAGCTAGCGGTGTCGGTGCATGGCACCAAAGAAAAAGGATCTGGGGAATCGCTTTCAACGAAAACAACTGGTTTGATACATACCCCAACAGCAAAGGCAAATCAAGTATCTCCAAGTATGGTGAATCGGGACAAAGGGAGTTGGGGGAATCACATGTATGCGACTCCCAACACAATGGACCATCTACCACCCAGGAGCAAAGAGGGAACACTCAAACTTCAACAGGGTCACAGGAAGGGAAGAACTCTTCCACCCAATCTAAGAGAACAAGTAGATCCACAGACAATGGCAATGTATCCAACTCCCACGACTCAAGAGATAGAGCATCCAGACATGGTTCTCAACGAGAGGGGGAGAAGAATGCCAAAGAAGGGCAAAACAGATCACAGTTTGAATCTAGCAGACACAGTAAGAATGATGTATCCAACTCCCAATGCTTGGGATGGAATGAGAGGACCAAGATCGGAGAAACACATCAGGGAAAACCCAAACAGTCAGATAACTCTAGTGACAAAAGTAGCCCAAATAGAGAGAAAGAAGATGTATCCAACTCCCAACACCAACGATGGAGCGACCAATCCGGCAGAGGACATAGAGAATTGGGAGAAAAGAGCAGAGAAAAAGAAAAAAGAGGGGATCAATCTGCATTATGCTCTTCGACACGCAGTGCAGAAAGAGGAACAGATGAAGATGTATCCAACTCCCAGAACAGGAGCAGGGAGCAGACCCAATGGCAAGGGAGGGAAAGTATTGGAAGAGGAAGTGATGATAGAAGCAGGCTTGAGAGAGAGGGGAAAAACATTGAAACAGATGTATCCAACTCCAGTAGCGAAGGACAATTGTTCAGAGAGTCTGGAAAGTTGGGAGAAGAGAGCAGAGAAACACAAGGAGCAAGGGAAAACGATACCCAAAGCTCTCAGAATAAAAGTGCAGGAGGAAGCCGAGATGTTTCCAACTCCAACGGCAAGGGATTACAAAGATATGGGGTACAAACCCAGCTGGAAACCAAGTCGGGACAAGAGTCTTCCAAGAGAGGTGCTGAAGAGCAACACACATGGTGGGAGGCTGAACGTGAATTTTGTGGAGTTCCTAATGGGGTTTCCTACGAATTACAGCGAGATAGAGTCAGTAGAATAAAAGCATTAGGTAATTCAATAGTTCCTCAAATCGTCTTTCAAATAGCTCAAGCAATAATAAAAAGTAAAAATGACTAGCCTACAACTTACCTTTAATTTTAAAAAACATATTTGGTCTGCGCCCAACGATTATAAAGATCTGTCTGGAGTAGAAGAAATAGCCATTGATCTTGAAACTAGAGATGAGGGAATCAATGAAGGTTTAGGAGCAGGTTGGGCTACCAAAAAAGGAGAAATAATAGGATTTGCAGTAGCTACCGAAGGTTGGCAAGGTTATTTTCCTTTTGGTCATTTTGGTGGTGGTAATTTAATAAAAGAGCAAGTTCTTAAATATATGAATGATGTTTGCGCTTTACCTTGCAGAAAAATTTTTCATAATGCTCAATATGATGTTGGATGGTTGAAAGCTTATGGAATTGATGTAAAAGGTGAAATAGTTGATACTATGGTTGCTGGAGCCTTGATTGATGAGAATAGATACACTTATAAATTAAATGCTTTGGCTAAAGATTACCTAGGCGAGTTAAAAGCAGAAACGGATCTAAGAGAAGCCGCTAAAGATCATGGGGTAGACCCAAAACAGGAAATGTGGATGCTACCAGCTGAACATGTAGGTTATTACGCGGAACAAGATGCACGGCTCACGTACCTATTATGGCAAAGATTTAAACACGAGATACGTTCTCAAAATCTTGAAACTATTTGGGAATTGGAAAAGGATTTATTACCTATTTTGATAGAGATGCGCCTTAAAGGTGTGCGAGTGGATAGAGAAAGAGCTGAACATTTACGTAAAGATTTTATACAAAAAGAAAAAAAAATATTAAGTAGAATAAAAAGTTTAACAGGTAAAGAAATAGATATTTGGAATGCTAGACAAATTGGTTTTGCCTTTGATAAATTAGGAATTGAGTACCCTAAAACTCCTAAATCAGGAGAGCCTAGTTTTACTCAAAATTGGCTTGTCAACAACTCTAATGAAATTTCTCAGTTGATTGTGAATTCTCGAGAGATTAACAAATTTCATAATACTTTTTTGAATTCAATTATGAAATACGAACATAAAGGTCGTATTCATGGTGAAATAAATCAATTACGCTCAGATAATGGTGGGACTGTTAGTGGTCGTTTATCTATGTCTAACCCTAATCTTCAACAGTTGCCCGCCCGGAACAAAGAATTTGGACCTTTAATTAGAGGGTTGTTTCTTCCCGAAGAAGGTTGTCAATGGGGAAGTTTTGATTATTCACAACAAGAACCTAGACTGGTTGTTCACTATGCCGCAAGTATTGGTGAGGGCTATGAGGGAAGTATGGATTTGGTAGAAGCTTATGCTAAAGCTGATGCAGATTTTCACCAAACAGTAGCAGATATTTGTGGTATTGGTAGGAAACAAGCTAAAACAATTGGTTTAGGCTTAATGTATGGTATGGGTAAAAATAAATTAGCTAATATGTTGGGTTTAGGTTTTGATGAGGCTAATGCTTTAATTAGTAAATATAACAGAAAAGTGCCTTTTGTTAAAATGTTATCAGATCGTTGTATGGCAAAAGCAAATAATGAGGGAGTTATTAGAACTAAAATGGGTCGTAAATGTCGTTTTGATAAGTGGGAGCCTAGAGATTTTGGTATCCATACACCAGAAACATTTGAAAATGCTTCTGCAAAATATGGTCGTAGTAATATAAAAAGAGCCTTTACTTACAAAGCACTTAATAGATTAATCCAAGGATCTGCTGCAGATCAAACAAAACAAGCTGTAGTTGGTTGTTATAAACTTGGTTATCTACCTATTTTACAAATACATGATGAGTTATGTTTTAATGTTAATACTCCAGAAGACATCCACAAAATAAAAACGGCGATGGAATCTTGCGTGAAACTAAAAGTTCCAAGTGTGGTTGACGTTGCGCTAGGTAAGGACTTTGGTTCTGCTACCTAAGAACCCTTAGTAATCAATTTAAGTGTTACGGCCTTAATCCTTGAAGTTAGAGGAACCATTGCTGGTGTATAAGATCCGTATTGCCTATATTGTTCCGTCCATAAATGTTCT